CTATCAGAAACTAGAGAGAAAGCACTAAAAGAATTAATTAAACTATAAGAATATGCAAGTAGCAAATTTAAAGATTACCAAAATCAACGAGGTTGAGAGTGGTACAAGCAAAGCAGGTAAAGAATGGAAAAAAGTTACCTTTGTTGGAGAAACTGAAGAACAGTATAACAACCTTTACGCCTTTGAGTTATTCGGAGAAGAAAAGGTAGATAATTTTGTAAAGTTTAATAAAGTTGGTGATGTGGTTGACGTTGATTTCAATGTATCTACTAGAGAATGGGAGGGCCGTTATTTTACTAGCCTATCTGCTTGGAAAGTATTTAAAGCTAATTCAGAAGCGACTAATACACCTAGTCCTGCGGATGAAGTAAGCGAAGATTTACCATTCTAACCATGACAAAACAACCAACTAAAAAAAGAATCCTGGAATCGTATATTTTGCGGTTCTGGGTATCTTTAGGACTTATCTGTATAACCATATCATGCAGTAAAACAATTATAAGCGAAACAAAAAGAATATTCTCAATGGAAAAACTAATAGAATTAAACCAGGAACAAATCAAAGATCTAGCTTATTCAGATTCTTATGACGCCTTAAACGGTAATGAAGATGCTTTACAAAAATACATCTACGCCAAAAAGTTAGAGTTTTACGCTAAATCAATGCAGGAAGCTGTAAAAGAAGAGGCTTTAAATGAAAGAAGTTTACACGGTGATAAAACACTTTCTATGTACGGTGCTATTACTTCAGTTGGTGAAACTGGTGTACGTTATGACTTCTCTAAGAATGAAGATGTAAAAGCATTAGAAGATACTTTAAAGAGCCTTAAAGCTATGTTAAAAAGATCATCAACGCATGACGGGGTTATGACTGATGAAGATGGTACAATAATTCCAAAAGTACCTGTAAAAACATATTCTACAACTGTTTTAAAAGTTAGCTTTTAATGGACGTTTATAAATACTTTGAAGATTTACAAAAAGCTTCTTTAGGTAAAGGTAAAATCATGGTAAAAATGAAGTCTAACGGTTTTACTAAAGAAGAAATAATGAACGGGTTAAACGTTTATTGGCATGGTAGGGCTATGACTGATGAAGAGAAAAAGAAGCTTAACAAAAACAACTACTACAAAACAAATAAAGAAGTAGTTGAGAAAATAGACAGTTTATTAAGATTTATAAAAAAGTAATTATGTTTAAACTACCATTAACTCCTGAAGGTTGGAGAGAAATAAGAGATAAAACCAAATTAACTACTACCAAAATAAAAGAAGATCTTGGAGCTGGTTATATGTCTTATATGTACAGGCTAGAAGCTGGGAAAACCGTTAGCTATTGGAAAGCTGTTAAATTATTAAACTACTATAATAAATTCAAATGAGAACCTTTTACAACGATTGCAGAGAGGACCAAAAGCCAAAGTATTTCACTATGACTTTAAACGGTTACAACTATGTCTATTCAAACATGGAGGATGTTAAAAACTGGAAAGAAGTTGAAAAACTAGCTGGTAACATCTGCAGAAGTGGAATTATTAGCGATAAGATGAAACAGAACATCAAAATAATAAACCTAGAGATAAAACAAGGTAAAAGAAAACCTAATAAAGAATACTAAAATGAAAGAACTAGAACAAAAAGTAATTAAATGGGCCGAAGATAGAAACCTAATTAAAGGATCTAACCCAGAAAGCCAAATGTTAAAACTTATTGAAGAAGTTGGAGAATTAGCTTCTGATATCGCTAAGAGAAGAGATGTTAAAGACTCAATAGGAGATTCTTTAGTAGTTCTAACTCTAATAGCTAGGCAACAGGGAACAAACCTCGAAGAATGTTACAACTTAGCTTATAATGAGATCAAGGATAGAAAAGGTAGAATGATAAACGGAACTTTTGTAAAAGAAAGTGATTTATTAAAATAGTTTTGTATATTAGCAAAACATAAAAGCAAAACATATGAATTATAAAGAGTTTTTAGAAAACAAAGTTGTCATTGCTGAGAAGTTTGGGTTTGATCCTGTTTCAAATATTGACATACTTTTACCTCATCAAAATGACATTGTAAATTGGTCCATTGAGGGAGGTCGTAGAGCTATCTTTGCTAGTTTTGGACTAGGAAAAACAGTTATGCAATTATCAATTGCACGTCAATGTATCTTAAAAGAGAACAAACCTTTTTTAATAGCTATGCCGTTAGGTGTTGTTGGTGAATTTAAAAAAGATAATGAGCTTTTAAATACTGGTTATGAAATAGAATATATTACAGATTCAAACTCAATTCACAACTACGAGCCTAAAATTTACCTAACTAATTACGAACGTATTAGAAAAGGGGATATTGATGCGTCTAAATTTTGCGGAGTTTGTTTTGATGAAGCTTCTATACTTAGAAACATGAAAACAGAAACTACAAATTACGTATTAAGCCACTTTAAAAATGTAGCTTATAGATTTGTAGCAACTGCAACACCTACTCCAAATGACTACATAGAGATACTTAATTATGCTGATTATTTAGGTGTAATTGATAGAGGTCACGCATTAACTAGATTCTTTCAAAGAGATTCAACAAAAGCTGGAAACCTTAAACTTTATGAAAATAAAAAAGATGAGTTTTGGAAGTGGGTTAGCACTTGGGCTATCTTCATTAATAAGCCGTCTGATTTAGGTTATGATGATACTGGTTATGATTTACCTGAATTAGACCTTAGAGAAATTGAAGTTCAAAACAATACACAAGATGTAATTTTAAATAAGTTCGGAGAGCCTGTTTTATTTAAAGATAACACTAAAAGTCTTGTAGATGTTGCAAGGGAAAAAGCTGAAAGCTTAGAAATAAGATGTGAAGAAGCTGTAAGAATCTGCAAAGAAGATCATCCAAATGAAAACGTAATACTTTGGCATCATAGAGAATCTGAACGTGCTGAATTAGAAAAAAGAATAGATAAAGATAAAAGAATATCTGTTTTTGGATCTCAAAAGAATGAAGAAAAAGAACGTCTTTTAATGGACTTTGCAGATGGTAAAAAACAATATCTTTTAACTAAACCTCAAATAGCTGGATCTGGTTGCAACTTTCAACATAATTGTAACATCGCTGTATTTGTTGGTATAGATTATAAGTTTAATGACTTTATACAAGCTATACACCGTATTCACAGATTCAAACAAAAGAAACGTGTAATTATCTACGTTATACATACTCAAAATGAAAGAGATGTATTAAAAGAATTAAAAAGAAAATGGAAACAGCATATTGAGCTTCAAACTAACATGATAAATATAGTTCGTGATTATGGACTAAACGAAGATAAGGTAAGAAGTGAGATGAAAAGACAAATGTTTAATAATAGAAGCAAAATGAAAGTAGGAAACGCAACTGTAATTAATAACGATACAGTAGAAGAAACTAGAAAGCTAGAAAGTAATTCACAAGATTTGATAGTAACGTCTATCCCATTTGGTGATCATTATGAGTATTCTGATAACTATAACTGTTTTGGACATAATAATGGCAATGCTGAATTTTGGAAGCAAATGGACTATTTAACACCAGAACTATTTAGAACTTTGCGACCAGGTAGGATAGCAGCTATACACGTAAAAGATCGCATTCAATACAGCTACCAAAACGGGACTTCTTTTACTACTATTTCAGACTTTGGAGCTGAAACCTCAATGCACTTTCAAAAGCATGGTTTTTACTTAATGGGTAAAATTACAGTTACTACTGATGTTGTAAGAGAAAATAACCAAACTTACAGATTAGGTTGGTCCGAACAATGTAAAGATGCTTCAAAGATGGGAGTTGGACTACCTGAAACAATTTACATATTTAGAAAAGCTCCAACAGAATCTAATAACGCTTACGGAGATATTCCAATCTATAAAGAAAAAACAGATTACACACGTCCACTTTGGCAAATAGATGCTCACGCATACTGGAAAAGCTCTGGAAATAGGTTAATTAGTTCAGAAGATGTAGCTCAATTTGATTTAAAAAGAGTTTGTAATATGTGGAAAAACCACGATTTAAAAGAAGTTTATAATTACGCTAAACATTTAGAGCTTTCAGAAGAACTTGAAAAGCTGGGTAAATTATCATCTTTATTTATGACATTACCAACTCACTCTAATAATGAAATGGTATGGACTGATATTAACAGAATGAATACTTTAAACGCTAACCAAGCTAACAAGAAAAAAGAGAAGCACATTTGCCCTTTACAGTTAGATATTATTGAGAGGTTAATTAATCGTTATTCAATGGAAGGTGAAAATGTTTTTGATCCATTTGGAGGTTTATTATCTACTTGTTACATAGCTTCAAAAATGAAAAGAAACAGTCGAGCTCATGAGTTAAATACTCAATATTTCACAGATGGTTTATACCACTTAAAAGCGTTAGAGTATAAATTAAGTACGCCTACTTTGTTTGAATTAGACTAAAATAAAAAAATCACCGCTGACTTGTATAAATTTAAATCAAGTCTTAAGGTTTATCAATAGAGGCTTTTGCGGTGAGCCTCTTTTTTTGTATCTTTAAGAATAAAATAAGCCGTCCTACACATAAGCTTATTAAAGAAATTATTCAAACCTCTATTGAATTGATGAAGTAGGACGCATCAAGGATATAGGGGTTTTTTATTTTAAAAATTTATTATGAAAACAATGCCTGAAATTAAATTGTTAAAAATAGTTGATGTTATATCTGAAGAATATTACGGAGGACATTATACTGTATTTAATTTTACAACTAATATTAAATTCTCATTTGGTACAATTACAGATAGGGATGAAATAAATGATCTAATAGGATATGATGATATTAATGATGCAATAATAAACGCTATTCAATCACATTTTAGTAAAGAAAAAAGTAATTATTCACTTCCTAAAACTGTAAAAATCCCTAAAATTTAATTATGGCAACAGATAAGAAATCTTTTATTCTTTATTGTGATATAATTAACACAGTAGAGAAATTAGACGATAACACAGCTGGTATGTTATTTAAACATTTGCTAAAATATGTTAATGATGAAGAACCTAAAACAGATAACATTTTAGTTGATGTTGCTTTTGAGCCTATAAGATTGCAATTAAAAAGAGATTTAAATAAATACGAAAAAACTAAAATACAGCGATCTGAAGCAGGTAAACGCTCAGCGGAAGTAAGGAAAGCTAAAAATAACACAACAAAATCAACAAGTGTTAAAAGTGTTCAACGAACCTCAACAAAATCAACTGTAACTGTTAATGATACTGTAACTGTTAATGATACTGTTAATGATATAGAATATATATATAGTCTTTATCCTTCAAAATGTGAAAACTCAAATAGGTCCACATGTAAAGGATCAAATAATAAAAAGAAAATTGAAAAACTACTAAAGACTAAAACAAAAGAAGAATTAAAAGAGGTTATTGATTTTTATATCAATGATTGCAAATCATCAAAAACCTATCTTAAAAACTTTAGTACATTTTTGAATAATTTACCTGAAGTAAATCAAATGGTATATTTTAAAACTGATTTTGATGCTGATGGTGTTTATCGAGAACTTACAAAGAAAGATTTTGATAAAAGTCAATTTGCAGGTCATTTAGATAGGTTGATTATTTTTGATAAAAAGCCTGAATACCAAAAATTAATAAAATGAACGAAATAAACGGATTTGAAATAGACGAGTATAATATTTATAACATTCCATCAGATGCTAAATATCATACTTGTCCAAAGTGTAGCCATGAGAGAAGGCCACAGAACCAAAAACAAAAATGTTTATCTGTTTTTTGGGATACAGGTTTAGGACAGTGTAATCATTGTGGATCTAGGATTCAACTTCATACTTTCAAGAAATCAGAAACTAAAAAAGAATACAAAAGACCTGAACCAGTTAAACAAACGTCTGAATATTCTGCAAAGTTTTTAGAATACATGAACAGCCGTAAAATTTCAGAAGATACTCTAAAGGCGTTTAAAATTAGAGAGGTTAAAGAATGGATGCCACAAACAAAAAAAGAAGAAAACTGTATTGCATTCGATTATTACCTAAACAATGAACTAATAAATACTAAGTTTAGAGATGGTAAAAAGAATTTTAAACTCGTTTCAGGTGCTGAAAAGATATTTTATAACCTAGACAATATCAGAACCGAAAAAACTTGCTATATCGTAGAGGGTGAATTTGATGCTTTAGCACTTTACGAAGCTGGTATTTACAATGTTGTATCTGTTCCAAATGGTTTTAATGCTAATGGTAATATCAATCTTGACTACTTAGATGATTATTATGATTATTTCGATAACAAGGATAAAATAGTTCTTTGTTTGGATAATGATGAAGCTGGGTTAAACGGTCAAAAAGAATTTGTTAGAAGGTTAGGTGCTGAAAAATGCTTTCTAGTGGACTTTAAAGAGCACAAAGACGCAAACGGTTATCTTGTGGCTAAAAGTCCGTTAGAACTAAAGGAAATAGTCTTAAACGCAAAAGAAATACCTTTAGATAATATCGAAACATTAAAAAACTTTGAAAATGAGCTAGATGACTTTTTTATTAACGGATGTCCTAAAGGTTACACGATAGATTTTAACCCTTTAGATGATATTTACTCAATAGAGGACGGTCAATTTTGTATAGTTACTGGTACACCTCAATCTGGTAAGTCTGAATTTGTCGATTTTATAGCTGTAAAATATGCTCAAAAATATGGTTTTAAGACAGCATATTGCTCACCTGAAAATAAACCAAACAAATTACATTCAGCTAAACTTATAAAGAAAGTTTTAGGAGATAAACCCAAAACAATATCAGACCTTAAATATAGAGCTTCAAAAGAATTTGTTAATGATAATTTTATCCATTTAGATTATGATGATGGATATGATTTAAAAAGAGTTTTAGAGAAGTTTGGGGAGCTTGTAAAACGTAGAGGTGTTAAATGTTTTGTTATTGATCCATACAACAAAGTAAAACTTAAAGGAGGTAGTCAAAATATAAACGATTACACTAACGAATACTTAAATCAGATAGATATATTTTGCAGAAAATACAAAGCTTTTGTTTACTTAGTGGCTCATCCTACTAAGATGCAAAAAGAAGAAGGTAAAGAAACTTATAAAATGAGTACAGCCTACGACATTAAAGGAGGTGGGGAGTTTTTTGATATGTCTTATCATATTTTAGCATTAAGAAAAATGCAAGAATGTTCTGCTGGGATAGTACAGCTAAAAACTCTTAAAGTAAAATTTCAACATTTAGGAGAACCAGATAAAGATGTTTTTATAGCTTGGAATTATAAAAACGGTAGATATAGCTCAATAGATTGGAATCCTGAAATAGATCTTATGAGAACTGTTGATAATTGGGATAACTCCTGCATATTAGAACTAACAGAACAAGAAAAAGAACAAACTCAAACAGATGTATTTAAATCTGTAAACTTAGATGATTTTGAAAACAGCGTATTCGAGGGAACAGTTGAAAACTTACCATTTTAATTATGAAAAGTAGATATTTCAGCAGAGGTTTTAGCAACGCTAAAAAATGCGTTTATAAGGGTATTAAATTTGATTCTCAACTAGAAAGAGATAGGTATATTTATCTAAAGTCTTTAGAGGATAAAGGCAAAATACAACAGTTAACACTTCAAAAACCTTTTTCTATCTTAGAATCTCAAGACATAGAAAAACATGTTATTCCATCACTAGGAAAAAAGAAGTCAAGAGGTATGAAATATATTACAGATTTCGTTTACTATCGTAATTCAGATAATACTTGGGTGATAAATGACGTTAAAGGACGTTCATCTATGGTATACCGAATTAAAATGAAGCTTATTGTTTTACTTTATTCTAAAGATTGGCAGATAATAGAAACCTATCGAGATAAAAAAATAGATAACTTTTTAATCTATTAATTTGCAAATATGAAAACTGTTTACGTAATTAGCATAAGCAAAACAATAATAGATATGTTAATTAAATCAGAAAGAAAAAGCGAAAAACTAAACCAGACTATTCGTTTAGTAAAATCATTTGGGGGTACTTATTCAGTTCATGATCATTGGAATAGGATGCTACTTGAACAAACATCTTTATTTTCAGGAATGCAAAACGAGGATACGTTAGCCATCAAACTTTTTAACTCTTTGTAATCATGGGTAAAACAATAGACAAAATAATATCATTCGCTATTTTAACTATGCCAGTTATAGCGGTTATTTATTTCATAGTAAAACTATTTCAGATATGACGGAAGATCAATTTAAAAGAGGTAAAGTTTTATTAATTCAGTTAGATAGATTTAAAACATATAAAAAAGATTTAATTGATTTATTAGAGTATGATAGTTTTGATATAAGACCTAATTCATCAGCATTTAGTTATATTATGGTTAATAAAGAAGATGTTGAGCATATAATTAAAAAAGAGATAGAAAAAACAAACAAATCTATTAAAGAAATAGAAGAAGATTTTAAGAATTTATAGATATGAACAAAGTAAAATTATATGAAGGATCTTGGATTAGTTACCAAGAAGATCTTAAAAAGTATGTTACAGAAGATGTTATACATAAGAATTGGTTGCACTTCTTAGAATGTTATCAATTAGGTGCAATGCCGTGTAAGGCTATAAATTGGTTATAAAGTTTAAATTTTGTGTAGCTATAAAGGTCCTAGTCGTTTGATTAGGGCTTTTTTTCGTATATTATCAAATCAGTTAACTAATTTTAACTGAAATTATGGACGGAAGAAAAAATAACAAAGGAACAAAAGGGAATAAAGGGGGTAGACCTTCTAAAGCAGAAGAGTTTAAACTTGTTGAAAAGTTAGATTCTATAATAGATCCTACTTTTGCAATAGAGAAGATGTTTCAACACATTACAGGAGGTTCAGAAAAGATGTTAGAGCTTTATATGGGTTATAGATTCGGTAAGCCTAAACAGGTAACAGAGAACGACCATACAAGCAAAGGAGAAAAGATAAACTTTATTAATTTAGGAGGTGATCCAAATGAAACTACTACCGAAACAGATTGAAGCAATAAAAGAAATTAAATCACTTCAAAAAAGGGAAATTGTTTACGGTGGTGCAGCTGGTGGAGGTAAATCTAAGTTAGGGGTTTTATGGCTTATAGAATGTTGTCAGAAGTATCCTAATACACGTTGGCTAATGGGTAGATCTAAACTAAAAACATTAAAAGATACTACTCTTAAAACTTTCTTTGAAACATCTACTGAATTAGGTTTATCAGGTCAATGGAATTATAACCAACAGCAAAACGTAATAACCTTTTTTAACGGTTCTGAGATACTTTTAAAAGATTTGTTTCTTTATCCTTCAGATCCTGAATTTGATGGTTTAGGTTCTTTAGAAATAACAGGAGCGTTTATTGATGAGTGTAACCAAATAACTCTTAAAGCGTGGCAAGTTGTGAAATCTAGGATTAGATATAAATTAAAACAGTACAATTTAGAGCCTACTATTTTTGGTAGTTGTAACCCTGCTAAGAATTGGGTTTATAAACTGTTTTATTTACCTAATAAAAACAATGAGTTAGCAGATTACAGAAGTTTTATACAAGCATTACCAACTGATAACCCTCATTTACATCCATCTTATTTAGAGTCTTTACTTCAAATGAATGAGGCTAGTAGACAACGTTTATATTATGGTAATTGGGAATATGATGACGATAAATCTGCTATTATCTCATACGGTGCTATAATGGATTATTTCAATGGATCACACATTGAAGCAACAGGTAATAAATATTTAACTATTGACGTAGCTAGAAAAGGTAAGGATAAAACAGTTTTTAGAGTTTGGCATGGATTCGTATGTATTAAAAGATTTGTTATTCCAGTAGGCACTTTAGATATAGTTGTAAAAAAAGCAAAAGAGATACAAAGAGAATTTGCGATAACTAATTCTAATACTATTGCTGATGAGGATGGTGTAGGCGGTGGAGTTGTAGACTTTTTAAATTGTAAAGGTTTTGTAAATAACTCTAAAGCTTTAAGAAATGAAAACTACTCTAATTTGAAAAATCAATGTTCTATAAGATTTGCAAAGAGAATAGAAAATAGAGAGGTTACAGAAATACAAACAGATGATGAAATTATAGATTTTGTATCTGAGGAGATGGGACAAATAAAGTATGATAACTTAGATAAAGACGGTAAACTATCCTGCATACCTAAAGATAAAATAAAGGACATTATAGGACGTTCTCCAGATGATTGGGATTCTATTATGATGAGAGAGTATTTTGAGCTTAAACCTGCTTTCTTTGTTTTATAGATATGCTAAAAATAAATTAGATAATAAGTTTTTTGTGTTGTAGCAAAACAATATTTGTTAAAATAGACTCTTAACCGAATATTATTTCTCAATATTTCGTATAATTGTAGATATAAGTCTTATATCTATGGGAGTAATTCAGAAAACTCTTAATTCTTTATTAAATAAATCAGTTACTAAGTCTATTAGTAACCCTACTTTTATACCTCTTAATTCTTATTATGATATTTTAGGTAACTATTCTAGTTTCGACTATTCAGAGTATGGAGATAATAAGCTAATCAATGAGGGATACGCAAGTAATACTCACCTTTATGCTATTATTAACAAGCTTCAAAACTTGTCTAGTAATGGTAAGTATAAAGTGATGGTAAACACTCCTGACGGCAAGGAAGAAGATACTGAAAGCGATTTATACCAACTATTACAGCAGCCTAACGATAATCAGACTTGGGATGAGTTCTTAGAAGCTGCGATGACTATGTTACCTGTAACTGGTGATTTGTTTTTGTATGGTGCTGCTCCTATTGGATTTGGTAATAAGATAATGGATTTATCTGTTATACCTTCAAATATTACAGATGTAGTTGTTTCTAATACTACTTATGAGGTTTTAGGATATCAAACTACTTTATACGGTAAAACAAAAACTTATAATACTGAAGAGGTTTATCATGGGAAACTTTATAATCCAACCATTTCAGGTTTAGAGGGCCACAGAGGTATGAGTCCATTACAAGCTGCTTATGCTAGTTTAGATACAGACAATCAAATCTTTAATGCTAAGAGAAACTTCTACAAGAATAATGGGACAAATGGTATCATCTCAAGTGGTTCAGATGTTTCTACTTTAGGGCCTGATGAAGCCAAACAATTAGATGAAGCTTTAAAGAGAAGAATAGGAGGATCACATAAAGCAAACTCTTTGACTGTTACAGGTGCAAATGTAAACTATACAGCTATTGGAATGCCAGCAACATCAATGCAATTCTTAGAAAGTGGTGACGTTACTTTGCGTGACTTGTGTATGGTTTACGGGATGGATTCTAAACTATTTGGAGACCCTAAAGCATCAACTTATAACAATCAAGCAGAAGCCGCTAAAGGTGTTTGGACTAATTGTGTTATTCCTTATAACCTTAGATTTGTAAACTACCTTAATTCTTTTGTAACTCCTGGACATAGTTTAGCAGATGGTAAACAGTATGAGATAGTATATGATACTAGCCACATTGAGGAACTTCAAAAGGATAAGAAAACAGAAGCGGAAAAGAATAAAATAGTTATAGAGGGTATTACTTCTTTAGTTAATTCATCTTTAAATGATGAGGCTAAAATATTAATGCTAACCAAACTCTATGACATAGAAGAAAATGAAGCTGAAACATTAATTGAAAGAGATGAACCAGAAACCAATACCTCAGAACCTATCGCAGCTAACGAAGGAACAAATCAAGAAATTGAAGGAGAAAACGAAGAAGGAGAAACTCAACCAAACAATAACTAAGCATGATTTGTAAAGAATTAAATACTGAATTTGCTAGTAAGTCTGAAATGTTTGAAGCATTAAAGGCTAATAAAGAACTAATCATTAAGGAAAAGAAGTCGCAAATCTTTAAATCTTGTGATAAAGGTACTGGAATAGCTGTTAAAGGTGTTAAAATTGACAGTATTAAAGGGGTTCAAATGTCTGATGATTCTTACTATATCGCTGTAAATACTACAAATATCCTAGATAGTCATGGAGATTTACACGTCAAAGGGATTTGGAATAAGTCAGTAAAGGACCAACAAGGAAAGAACTATTTAGTAACTGATCATAAAATGGAGTTATCCAATGTTGTTGCTAAAAAGGAAAACATTGAAATGTTTGTTACAGATATTTCTTATAGTTCTATTGGTAAAAGTTACAGCGGAAATACTCAAGCTTTAATTTATAAGGTTAATAAAAGTGATATAATTAACCCTTTAGCTAAAGAATGGTTAGAAAGTGGTTCAGATATTGAAGCATCAGTAAGAATGCAGTATGTGAACGTTGAATTAGCTTTAAATTCAGAAGCTAAAAGCGACAAAGAGGAAAAGGCTGTTTATGATCAATATATTAACGAGATAGCGAATAAATCAGACTTTGATAGTATTGATTACTTTTGGGTAGTTAAGGAAGCTAAAAACATCGGAGAATCTAGCCTAGTTCTAGCAGGTTCTAACGGTGCAACAGGTGTATTAAATGAAGCCGCTACAAGCACTTCAACTAATAATAAAGAGGTCCAACCGTCTAGCGACATTGAGCCAAACAAAAAAGGAATAAGTTTAACAAGTTTAATTTAAAAAAGATGATTACATTAAAATCACATTTAGAAAACAAAGGGATATCTAATGAGGTATTTGAAGCGTATGATGCGGAACAAAAAGCGGCGATCTTTAACGAGGTTAACGAGATTAACGCAAAAGCATTTAAAGAACTTAAGGAGTCAGAAGGAGAAAACTCAAAGGCTATCTTGAAAATGTCTGAAGAACTTAGAGAAGTTCAAAACAAACAATACGAGGAGTTAAAGTCAATCCTTAAAGAGCAAGGAATTGAGTTAGCTAAAGTTAAAAAAGGTGAAGGAGTTTCTGAAAGTAACGGTACATTCACTTCTTTATTAAAGGATAAATTAGCTGCAAGTTCAGAGCAACTTAAAGCGATGAAGTTTGATAATAACAAAGATGACGTTAATATTACTGTAAAAGCTCCTGCATCAATGTTAATTTCTACTAACGTTTCAGGTGGTAATATCCCAGTTGAGGACCGTTTAGAAGGGTTTAACATTATCCCATCAAGAGAGGTAAGATTCTTAGATGTACTTTCTAAAAGAGCTACAAGTTCTAACGTTGTTTCTTGGGTTTATCAAGCTAACAAAGATGGTGCAGCAGGTCAAACAGCTGAAGGTTCAACTAAAAACCAAATTGATTTCGACTTAGTAGTAGCAAATGAAGCTGTTAAAAAGACTACTGCATTTATCAAAGTTTCTACTGAAATGTTGGACGATATCGCATGGATTCAGTCAGAAATTGAAGCTGAGTTAATGAGAGAATTGTTAAAAGCTGTTGAGTCAGGTGCATACGGTGGAGATGGTACAGGTAACAACCTAAACGGGGTTAGAACTGTTGCTTCTGCTTTCACTCCTGGTACTTTTGCAACTGGTGGAGCTAACGCAGTTGAGAATCCTAATGAAGTAGATGTTTTAGCAGTTGCAATGAACCAAATCGCATTAGCTGAACAACCATCTGCAAACTATATCTTTATGAACCCTACGGACGTAACAGCTCTTAAAATGGTTAAAGTTACTTCTACTGATAAGAGATATGTTGAGAGAACTTTATTAGCTGGATCTACTTTAGTAGTTGACGGTGTTCCAATTATCCCTACAACTTTAGTAACAGTTGGAGAGTATTTAATTGGTAACTTTGATTTAGCTATGTTGGTTACTCGTAACGAGGTTATGATCAACATTGGTTTAGATGCTGATGATTTCACTAAGAACCTTAGAACTATCTTAGCTGAATGGAGAGGTTTGTCACTTGTTAAAAACAATGATAGAACTGCATTCGTTAAAGGTGTATTTGCTACTGATATAGCAGCTATCACTAAAGCTTAATTTAATAGGGAGGGTTTAGGCTCTCCCTTTTTTCTAACATAAGTTAAACACTATGATTATTATTGGACTAGGTAAAGAAGGTTTAGAAGACGGTAAAAAGTATAATGTAGGCCATCAAGTTGCTGAAATACTTTGTTCTCGTGGACTCGCTTATAAAGAGGGAGAAGAAAAACCAGAAGAACCAAAAAAGACAACAAGAAAAAAAGTAAGTAAATAGCATTTTTTCGGAGTACTCCAATTATTAAAGGGAAGTTTAAAAGCTTCCTTTTTTTTTAAATTAAAATAAAAAAATATGGCTAACTCTTATGAATTTATTGATAATGGAAAATCCATTACAATAGTTAAAAACAACGAATCTAAAACATTACCAAAAAACTCTTTAGATCTATTCTTAGATGACAACGAGCCAAACAAACTTATAATAGTTTCTAGCAGTTCTTTAGGTGGTGAAAAATACACAGTTATAACAGGAACAGATACTATAACAGGGGTAGGCTCAGGATCTACAACAGCAACAGAATTAAGAGATGCACTAGAGGCAATTTTTTTTTTAGATGAAGCTGGAGGTGGCGGTACTTTGTTAGAAAGAGTTGTTGTAACTCAATCTAATTACACTACTACTTTAGGCGGTACAATAGACTCTACAAAAGAATACTTCTTGGATGGTATCATTGATATTGGAACTACTCAAATAATCGTACCTAGTGGCGGTATGTATTTAACGGGGTATAATTTTGACGTTAGCGGTTTAACTAGCTCAGAAGATAGTTATACTATGTTTATTTCTGATGTTGGTGGTAGTGGCAATATTCTTGGCAAGGATTACTTTATAGAGGTTACAGGTGCAGCTAGTAAGGTTTATGATTTAACAAGTGCTACAGGCTTTGATGCTTTTGAGTTCGCTAGAATAAACTATAATAACTGCACGTCTTTGGGAGAGATAAATGGATATAGACAAGGTTTAGAAACGGGTACAGGTCGCTTCGGTGGTTCACCATCTTTTACTCTTTCAGGCACTTGGGTAGGTGGTTATAGAATAACGACATCTATTGTCAGAGCTTTAGCAGGAACTATGACAGATCCTTTATTTAAGGCAGGAACTGGGTTTACTATGGCTAGTAGATTTTTGACAGATATAAACTGTGATTTACCTACGTTATCAGCTTTTGCAGACTTTTCGCCTTCCAACTTTCCTAACCCTTCAACTGTACAAATTAAAGGGGCTATATTTACAAGAGATGGAGCTTTAAAGCCTAATGACACTAATATATTATCGAATCTATCGCCTAGTGACTTATCTTGTGATTGGAAGAGTAATAACGGGTTACCAAATACATACGTAGGAGGTACTTCAAGCGTAGCAACTGAAGTAGAAACTGTTGTATCTGCTGTATCTACCTGGTATGATTTAGAAGGTGTATTTATAACAACAGGAGCAGAGCATTTCACAGGTAACGCAGATGGAGAATTAACTCACGACGGAATTTCACCTAGAGAATTTGAGTTTACAGCAGGTCTAACCATTGAGGGAACAGCTAACAATGATATAAGTATTAGGTTTATGAAGTATGATTTTGAAACAACTTCATTTACTCCTTTAGATTATACAATAACTACAAGACAAATAAACAGTTTAATCGGTGGCCGTGATGTCGCTTTCTTTAATGTTGTTTACGGTGGTGTATTAGATCAAAATGATTATTTGAAACTTCAAGTAAGAAATAATAGTAGTAGTAATAATTTAACTTTAGAAACTGGTAGTTATTTAAGGATTCAAGAAAGATAATTACTATCTTTATAATTCACTCTCAGGGATCTCTCCCTTAAGATTGTTTTGCTTTTAAGGTCGGTTATTAATTTAATCGACTTTTTTTTGTTTGATATTTTGCAAATAAGAAAAGAACTATTAAATTTGATACATAATCTAAAAGCAAAACAGATGAACACAATAGTTAAAAAGTACGAGAACGAAATTAGAGAGCAAATCTATAACGCTTTATTAAAGCATGGTGAAGCTCATTTTATGATAGAGAATGATGAGGTTTATTTTGATTATGATCAAGAGAATAACATACTTATGCTATGGGAGGGGGATAATCAAATAACAGATTTAAACCCTATCTTAGATGATCTTTATGATATTGTAGAAGCTCAAAAAAAAGAAATAGATGCTAACTAAAGAACAAATAAAAGAAGCTCCTTTAGTATTGGAGGAGCTTTTTAACGAATACTTACTAAGTATGTCTGACTGTCAAAGTCACGAGCTAGAGTTTTACCTAGATGATAATGTTTTTTTTATTGAAAATGGAAAGTTAAGAAGTGAATTTTGTTTTAAGGTTGGAGAGTATGAAGATGGATCAGAAGCTTTTGAGTGTACAAGACATGAGAACAATAAGTATTTTAAGAAGCTGGAATCTTTGGTAAGAAGTAAGTTCTTAAATCATCAGTCTGAGTTATGGATTGAGTTAAATGATTATTCTGG